ACTTGGGCAGATGTTATTCGTAAGACTTTCTATGATGGTGGCGTTGATGAAGTCATCTCGACTCGTCGTTTGGATCACATTGTAAAGGCCTATACCATCTTTGGTGATAAGATGGAAGCAATGGAACTTTGTGTTGCGCGTTTTGATGAAGATTGTAAGGCCTCGTTTCTTGATCTCTACACCAAGATTGATGCTGGTATCGTTACCAGTGAAGGAGATGCTTCTGAGGCCAATGCAAAGAACCCTGGCCTCGGTGAGGCCAATGCAGAAGAAACTAAAGAAGAGGCGTTTTAAAATGGCTAAATTAGGGTAAAAAAAGTTTATGTATGGGGGTTGAAATTTCAAAAAAAATCCCTATATATAATATACAAGATAAACGTGAGGAGTAAAATTACTATCACGCCAAGTCATTGAAATCATTGACTTTTTTTATCTTGTAAGTTCCCGGCCGCCGGGAAGAGTTTTGGTAGTTTCTCCGATTGAACCAAAAAAAACTACCACTTAACGCATCGCCATAATGGGATGCATAACGCAATCTTGCTTAGTAAAGGAGATTAAAATGGTTACAAGCAATGCAGTAAGTCTATTCGACAACTTCAATCAACTAACGCCCTATGCCGTAGGATTCGATAGAGTATTTGATACTCTCAATCGGTATGTAGATAACAATGTAACGTCTACAGGGTTTCCGCCTTACAACATTCGGAAAGAAGGTGACTATAACTATGTCATTGAAATGGCATTGGCGGGTTTCGGTAAGGAAGATATCGAAGTAGAAGTTGCTGATAGCACTTTAACTATTCGTTCTACGAAGAAGCCTCTTAATGAAGATGTAGCATCAAATGATGATACTGTTTATCGGGGCATTTCATATAGGAAGTTTGAGCGTAAGTTCACTCTTGCTGATGACATCGTTGTGAATGATGCGAAATTGGAAAACGGTATGCTCAATCTTGAACTTGAACGTATTGTTCCAGAGGAAAAGAAATCTCGTATTATTACGGTGAAATAGATAGTGGTAATACACCGCTCTAACTTTACAGGTATGTAGGGTTATAAAAAAGGGAAAAGGGAGTTGACTTTGACTCCCTTTTCCTATATTATATAATATACTACATTATTACAAAAGGAATTATATGAATGAAAATATTTGAGGTTGATAGTTCAGACGAAATGAAAGATGGCGCGGTTGCTAGACAAGTTGATGAAAATGGTAATCCAGTTGATGAAGAAACAAAAATGACTAATGAAAATCATGGATTAAAATTTGCGATTCGACCTATTAAAGATTTTTGTATAGGTGTAATTGAATTTCCCACAGAAATTGTTGATGAGATTAATGAACATATTGATAATAATATTTTACCAGTTAAAAACAACGAGAAATCATCACAATTAGATTATGCTCTTGACGATGCTGTGGGTGAACAATTAAAAATAGTTTTTAATCAAATCGGCACTACTTATTTGAAACAAGGCTATGAGAGAGACTCAACAGCAGAACTTTTTCAGTGTTGGATAAATAATGCTTATGCTGGTGAGTATGATTTTTCTCATGATGATGGTTCCGATTCAGTTGCTGGTTTATCTGGTTATCTTTCGTTGAAGGTTCCAGAGTGTATTAGTAAAAAGGAAGAAGGCCCTGATTACACTAAGGCCTCCTTCCTTGATCTTTACACCAAGGATGATTCTGTTGATGGATTTGCTCATTTGGTTTGGGGTACAAATACTCAAAAAGACATTCTTCAATTAAAGGGCCGAACTGAAGATTATGCTAAACCAATAGTTGGAAAGATGTTAATTTTTCCTCGTTGGATGAAATATTCAGACATGCCTTTTTTTGGTATGGGTGAACGGCGCACACTTGTTATGAATTGGAATGTAATTGACTAAAATTAAATATAAGTATGATGAGGATAAAGCATTAGATGAACTCTCAAAGTATATTGATTCTACATATGATGAACACTATAGTAAGAACAAGTTTCAAGCTACAGAATTTATTATAGATAGTGGTCATGGTGAAGGGTTTTGTATCGGTAACATACTCAAGTATGCACAACGATATGGAAAAAAGAATGGTAAGGACAGAAGGGACTTGCTAAAAGTAATACATTATGGTATTATAGCACTTTATATAAATGAAATGGAGAAAAGTGAAGAATGAATCTTAGTAATGAAACGGTATCTGTATTGAAGAATTTTGCTACAATCAATCAGAACCTTGTGATTAAAAGTGGTAAGAAGTTAACTACGATGTCGGCAATGAAAAACATTGTAGCAAAAGCTATGGTAAAGGAAAAGTTTCCTCAAGAGTTTGCTATCTATGATTTAAATGAATTTTTATCGGCAATATCTTTGTTCGTAAAACCAAAACTAGATTTTAAGGATGACTTTGTTGTTATTACAGAAGAAGGTAATAATCAACGATTGAAATATTGGTATTCTGATCCGTCAGTGGTGACTACGCCGACTAAAGATATTACTATGCCAAAGTGCGAAGTAAAATTTAATTTATCTAGTGATCAACTTTCAACAATTACTAAAGCTGCCGCAGTTATTGGTGCGCCTGATATGGCACTTGAAAATGGAAGTCTTAAAGCTACAGACAAAAAGAATGATACTGCAAATGATTATGTAATGGATTTAGATGTTGATGCTGCGGGCAGTGATTATAAATTCTGGTTTAAGGTTGAAAATCTAAAACTTATTCCTGGCTCTTATGATGTTCAAGTATCTTCTAAAAATATTAGTCATTTTAAGAATTTAACAGGAAATGTTGAATACTTTATTGCTCTGGAACCAGAGTCTAATTACAGTGCCTAATTTGAGGATTTTATATTATGGAAACATTTTTATGGGTCGAACAGTATCGGCCTAAGGATATAGAGTCGTGTGTACTTCCCAAGACTTTAAAAGATACACTAACTGATTTTGTTAGTGAAAGTAAATTACCAAATTTAATTTTATTTGGCCCGCCTGGTGTTGGTAAAACAACAGCTGCTAAAGCATTAATTGAACAAATTGGTGCAACCTATATGATGATCAATGGTTCTGAGGAATCTGGAATTGATGTTTTAAGAACCAAAATTAAAAATTTTGCGTCCACTGTTTCGCTTCATGGCGGCCGTAAATATATTATACTTGATGAAGCAGATTATTTAAATCCACAATCAACTCAGCCCGCTTTACGGGGGTTTATAGAAGAGTTTCATAAGAATTGTGGATTTATTTTTACCTGTAATTATAAAAATCGTTTGATACCACCACTACATTCTCGTTGTAGTGTTATTGATTTCTCTATTCCAAATTCAGAAAAACAAAAACTTGCTTCTGATTTTTTTAAAAGAGTTATAGCAATTCTTGAAGATCAGAATATCAAATATGATAAAAGAGTTGTTGCTGAAATAATTAATAAATACTTTCCAGACTGGCGTAGAGTGTTAAACGAACTACAAAGGTATTCTGTGTCAGGAGCTATTGATGCAGGGATGCTTGTAGATATTGCAGAAGTAAATATTAAAGAGTTAATGCACTCTATGAAGAATAAGGAATTTACTAATGTTCGTAAATGGGTTGTCAATAATCTTGATAATGATCCTGTACGTTTGTATCGCCGTATTTATGATAACTTATATGATTTTGTGGATGGGGGTAGCATTCCTCATGTGGTTGTTGTGCTCGGCGAGTATCAATATAAAGCAGCATTTGTTGCAGACCAAGAAATTAATTTAATGGCTTGTCTTACAGAAATAATGGCCAGAGCAAAATTTAAATGAAATAAAAAGAGATTGGTATAGTTAATCATGTATGAACTGAAAGATTATCTTAATGCAATAAATCATACAAAAGAAAATTTGCTGGATACAGAAGATGAACAATGGGAGAAAAAGTATTATCCATTTATTGTAAATAGATGTATAGCTCCATTTCCTGATACCGTTATGTTGGTGAATGAGATTAATCAATTACATCATCTAGATAAGAAACTCCAATTTGATTTTTTAATAAATAGTTTAAGGCCAAGAAAAAGATACACACCTTGGATGAAGGCGAAGAAATTAAAAAATCTAGAGTATGTTAAAGAGTATTATGGATATAATAATGAAAAGGCCAAAGTCGCTCTTGATATACTAAATGATGAACAAATTTCTGCCATAAAAAGAAAATTAAATAAGGGTGGAAGAAATGCAGGAAATTAGTTGGACACAAGAGCATATGTTAGAAGTTGGGTTGAAAGAACCTGATGATTTTTTAAAGGTACGCGAAACTTTATCTCGTATCGGTGTTGCTTCTAGAAAAGAAAAAAAACTATATCAATCTTGCCATATTTTACATAAGCAGGGTCGTTATTATATTGTGCATTTTAAAGAACTGTTTGCACTTGATGGTAAAAATACAAATTTATCAGAGAATGATGTTGCAAGAAGGAATACGATTGCAAATTTATTAAAAGATTGGGGCCTTATTAATGTGCTTGGAGATACGACAGTTGTAGCTCCATTAAGTCAAATAAAAGTATTATCCTTTCGTGAAAAGAATGAATGGATATTAGAAACTAAATATAATATCGGTAAGAAAAAAGAAGTCTAATGGAAAATTTCAA